TTTCATACGCTGGCGTACTAGGTGAAGCTGATCGTATCGCACTAGAGATGATGTGCAAGTTGGTGTATGAGATGCGTACAGACTTTCCAGAGATGACGGCGGCAAAGTTGACACAGTTGTCGAGCTTGCTTGGTAGGTTCGGCATGACTCCAAGCGACCGCACTAAGATCACTGTGCCAAAGGCTGAGAAGAAAAATTCATTTGATGTGTGAGGGAAGGTTATGAGCGATAAAGATATTATTGATAAGATTTCTATCATGGAAATCAAAGAGGGCGACGTTGTAGTTATTGAGTCTGAAAAGCAGTTGAGTGCTTCCCGCAAGAATGCAATATCGGAAATTATTACGGGGAAGCTTCGCGGCGCCGATGTCCTTGTTCTAGATGGCGGCTTATCTATGCGTATAGCCAGGAAAGCATCAGACTTCAATTTAGATCTTCGTGTCGATTCAGATGTTGGTGATCTTGCGACTACCATAGGACAGACGCAGACAGTTTGCTAAATTTGCATGCAAAGTTTATAATATTTGCATGCAAACTTTAGTTAGCAAGTCAGAGCTGTCGCGAATTGCCGGTGTAAATCCTGCAACGATTACCCGCGTAGCTTCAAAGCAATTCCCCAATGCATTCGTAGGTAAGAAGATTGATCTTGATCATGAAGAGGTCGTAGCTTATCTTGCTATGCGTTCAGAGAAGGTAGCCGGTGAGCAGCATTCGCAGCCAGTAACCAAACAGCAATCACCAAAGCCAGCCAAGGTTGTAGAGCACAAGCGCGACACTTCAGGTAAGAAACAATATTCTGCTATCGCCAAAAAGTACGCCAAGGATGTATTGAGTGGTGATATTCCAGCCGGTAAATACATAAAGCTTGCTTGCCAAAAATTCTTAGATGACCTAAAGCCTAACGATCTTTATTATTACGATGACTATAAAGCGTTTAAGGCCTGCAATTTCATTGAGAACCAGTACCACACCAAAGGCAAGTGGGCGGCCCAAAAGAAAAAGCTTGAAATGGAGCCTTGGCAGGTGTTCTTTAATTGCAATATCTTTGGATGTATGCGGCATAGAACAGGCCTGAGAAGATACAGTGAAGTGCTTTTATTGGTGCCAAGAAAGAACGGAAAGTCTCAAATGGCCGCTGGTATCGGGTTAAACATGCTTTGCAACGATGGCGAGTATGGTGCCGAGGTCTATTCTGGTGCGACTACTGAGGCTCAGGCGGGTGAGGTATTTATACCAGCCAAGATTATGTGTGAGCGCAATGAGGAAATGAAAGATTTCTTTGGCCTTGATGTTCGCGCATCAAATATTAACATACCTAAGATGGGGTCGAAGTTTGAGAGAATCATAGGTAACCCTGGTGATGGGTCTAGCCCTTCGTGCGCAATTGTTGACGAGTACCACGAACACGCAACTGATCGAATGTATGACACTATGCAGACGGGTATGGGTGCGCGTGATCAGCCTATTTTGCTTGCAATCACAACGGCTGGCGACAACTTATCCGGCCCATGCTATGCCTTACAGCTTGAATCACAGAAGATTTTAGAGGGTGTTGTTGATAACGATCGCATATTTTCAATGATTTATAACACTGATGATGGGGATGACTGGTCAAGTGTCGAGTCATTAAAGAAAGCAAACCCTAATTTCGGAGTATCAGTGGGTGAAGATTTCCTTTTGGCACGACTTAACGATGCTAAAAACAACGCACGAAAGCAATCAATCTATAAAACAAAGCATTTAAACATGTGGGTAGGTGCTCGAGACGCATTCTTCAATATCGAGCGATGGAAAGAATCCGAGAAGAAAATACAGCTTTCGGATTTTCATGGTCGTCGAATATTTATAGGTTTGGATTTGGCGAGCAAGGTCGATGTGGCAGCGCTAGAAATTTTGATTCCGTTAGATGATGGGACATTCGCAAGGTTCGGAAAATACTACCTGCCAGAGGCCGCATTAGAGTCGACTGCTAGCGAACATTATTCTACTTGGGCAAAGGAGGGATGGCTAACTATAACTGAAGGCGAGTTGATTGATTTTAATGAGATAAAGTGTGATATAATGGAGCTTAGCGGACTGTTTGAAGTCGCAGAATTGGCTTATGATCCATTCCAAGCTACAATGCTGGTCACAGAATTAATGAATGAGGGTGTACCTGTTGTTGAATTTAGACCTACAGTGTTAAATTTCAGCGAGCCAATGAAGCAATTGGATGGTCTGATACGCTCTAAAAAAATAATACATAACGGAGACCCTGTTTTTACTTGGATGCTGTCAAACGTAGTCGCAAAGGCTGACGCAAAAGATAACGTATACCCTCGTAAAGATAGAGATGAAAATAAAATTGATGGACCGGTTGCACTTATATCGGCAGTGGGTAGGTATATGAATGACGATCTAGGTAGTCTTGATGATTTTCTCAATAACCAAACTTCAGTGAGTTTTTAAAATGGCTTGGAATATCTTCGGATTGTTTGGATCTGGCAATACTCGCAAGCAGGGATATCAAGACGAAAATCCTAATCAGTATTCAAGCGAGAGTGCAGCCACGGTAACGTTTGATACTGCCATGACTGTGAGCGCATGGTTTGCGTCTATTAGATTGCTGACAGAAACAATTGGGTCGATGCCACTTAAAATATATAAGAAAAACCCAGATGGTTCTCGCAGCGAGATACATGACTATCAGCCATTCAGGACTTTGATCTATCAGCCTAACCGATATCAAACTAAAGTGGAATTTTTCGAAACGGTTATGCTAAATTTGACCGTTAGTGGTAATGCATACATAGAGGTTTCAAAGACTCCTAGAGGAGTATCGTCATATAGTCCTTTGCAGTCGGCACAGATGACCGTTAAGTTACTACCAGATGGGGACATCAAATACGAATACGCAGACCTTAATAGCAGCTCACGAATAATTCCTAGCAATAAAATGTGGCATATTCGCCTTTTTGGAAATGGTCTTATTGGAATGTCGCCACTAGGCTATGCGCGTCAAGCTCTCGGTATTTCGCTAGCATCTGAGGATAGAACCGGAAAGATCGCAAAAAACGGCGGGAAGATGGGCGGCGCTATAACTGTAGATAAGTTTTTGCAGCCCCTGCAAAGGGATGTAATGAAAAGCTCGGCTAATGATATGGTTAGCGGTGATACCGTTGCGGTACTTGAGGGCGGTGTCGGCTATCAGAATATTGGAATGAGCGCGCAGGACATGCAGCTACTAGAAAATAGGAAGTTTAGCACTGGTGATGTAGCAAGATTTACCGGTGTTCCTTCCGTTCTTATCAATGATACGTCAGGCTCTACAGTTTGGGGATCTGGTATTGAGCAGATTATAAAAGGTTTTGAGAAGCTAGGATTAAATCCTTATGCAACGAGAATAGAATCCGGCTTTAAGCGTTGGATTATGCCGATGGAAGATTGGGACACCCATGATATTGAATTTGACTTTGATTCTCTTTTGCGTCCTGACAGAAAGACCAGATTAGAGGCAAATTCAATCGCTATAAATTCTGGGCAATTAATGCCCAACGAAGCACGTAACAGTGAAGGCTTACCAGATCAAGAGGGTGGTGATATAATCTATCTTAACGGTTCTTTAATGCCTAGTGGAATAAAGAGCGAAGCGGCAACCCCGACATTCCAGAGAAGAGAAGAGGATAATAATCTTGAAGAAGTTTAGGCTTGACGGCGTTATCGGTATTGATATTCTTGCTAGTGACGTTGCTAAAAAAATCGACGGAGAAAGCGCGCTAGATATAACCGTAAAGTCTGGCGGTGGCGACATACTTGAAGGTTTTGCAATTTTCAATATGCTCGATGAATTCGAGGGTAATATTGATATGCATATCGACTATGCAGCTTCAATGATGAGTGTAATAGTAATGGCGGGCGACAAAGTTACAATGAAGGACTCTAGTTCAATCCTTATGATCCATAGGCCATGGGGCGGCAAACAGGGGAATTCAGAGGATCTTAGGTCTCACGCTGACACTTTGGATAAAATGGAGGTAATGCTGACCGACTTGTATTCAAATAAAACAGGCATGAGCAAGGATAAAATTTCAGCACTTCTTTCCGATGAGACATATATGGATGCCCGCGAAGCTCTTGATCTTGGGTTTATTGATGAGGTCAAAAGCGGGTCTAGGGATATGGCAATGGCCGCTATGGCTGGTATGCAGTCCGTTGACTCCGTTGATTTTGACGCTGCTAAATTGGTTGCAAAAATAGAATCTATGA